ACCAACTTCAACTCCACTTCAGATGCTACACTTAAAACAAATGTAGAGACACTTACAGGCTCACTAGATGCAGTTAAGTCTTTGCGTGGTGTTAGCTTTGATTGGCTAGAGAATGGTGGCTCAGAAATAGGTGTCATTGCTCAAGAGGTAGAAGATGTATTGCCTGATGTAGTCAACACCAATGAGGATGGCATCAAGTCAGTTAAATACGGTAACATTGTGGCTGTACTTATCGAGGCTATGAAAGAACAACAGGCTCAGATTGATGAGCTTAAAACACAAATTAACAGCTAATAGTTTAAAGGAGAACGAAGATGGCTATTAAAGTAGGTGGAACAACTGTTATTGATGACAGTCGTAATTTATCAAGTGTAGGTGGGCTAAAGACAGTCGGCGGAACTTCTATTCTTGGTAGCGGTAATATTGATGCTGGAGCATCTACAGACGTAAATGGTGTAGGTACATATACTCTTGCTTACGATACTGGTATGGCAAGCGATAGTAACTTTGCAGTCTATAAAGAAGGAAGAACAGCGTCAGGAAGTGCATTAAGACCTAGAACAGCATTAGCAAGCGGGCAAAATGGGGCAGATAGAACAGCTACTTCGACTTCTGGTACTACAGCTACCAATGGTCTAGAAGCCAACAGTGGTTATAATAGTCCCGGCACTGTTATAAGTAACCAAACTTACTCAGGAAGTTGGCGTTTAATGTCTCCCGGAGCAAATACAGGTAATGGTGGCAGTAACTGGAATCAAAAATACACTGGTCTTTGGGTGAGGTACTCATAATGGCTTATACTTACAAAGACGCAATTTATATAGACGACACAGGTAATCGCATAGACTGTTGGCTAGACCTTGAAAAATATGAAGGTTGGACGCCCTACACCTTAGACGTAAATGATGCAGATAATACTATAGACAACACAGTTTTATTAGCTCAGATGCAAGAGGCAAATGACATTGCGCCTTATGTCGCTCCAGAGCCTCCAACACAAGAGGAGATAGATAACTCTAATGCCGCCGAAATAAGGCGTGAACGGAATGGACTATTGGCTAGTCTTGTTGATCCTGTTGTTTCAAACCCTATGCGTTGGGATGGATTAACTTCTACCCAACAAAATGAAGTCACAGCGTATAGAACAGCTTTGTTAGATATAACAGATCAAGATACATTTCCAACTTCTGTTACGTGGCCTTCAATACCTTCTATTTTGGATATGGCATGAAGAAATACGCAGTCATAGGGCGTGGAACTGTAGGGTGTATGTCTGCGCTACAAATGAAACTTAACTTCCCAGACGCAAAGGTTGAGTGGCACTATGACCCCACTATAAAACCGCAAGCAGTAGGTGAGGGGACAACTCTCATCTTACCTCACCTTTTAAACAAGACTTTGGGGTTTAGTGGGAAAGATTTTAATCTTGTAGATGCCTATGTAAAAACAGGCATATTCAAGCGCGGTTGGTCTAAAACAAAAGAAGAATTTCTACACGATTTTCCTACACCATCAACTGCTATTCACTTTAACGCAAACAAAATGCAAGACTACATCTATGGTAAGCTAAAAGATCATGTTGATTTGTTTGAGCATAACATAACTCCCGATGATATTGATGCTGACTATATTATTGATTGTTCTGGTCGCCCTAAAGATTACAGCAAACACTCACAGTCTGCTTACATTCCTGTAAACGCTGTCCATGTAAATCAATGCTACTGGGATGCCCCAAAGTTTTCACACACACTTACTATTGCTAGGCCGTATGGTTGGGTGTTTGGGATACCTTTACAAAATAGATGTTCTGTTGGGTATCTATATAACAGCGACATCAACACGCTTGAAGAAGTTAAAGAAGACATAAAGGCAATATTTAGTGACTTTGGCTTAACGCCCAGTAAAGAAACTAACTCTTTTGGCTTTAACAACTACTCAAAGAACCGAAATTTTACTGACCGATTAGCAAGCAATGGCAACTCGTCTTTCTTCTTAGAGCCTTTAGAAGCTATGTCTTTTGGTATGGCAAATAGCGTTTTAGAAAACGCTATGAACTGCATCCAAGGTATCATGTCTACAGAACAGGCTAACATTGAATATGTAGGTCTAATAAGAAACGTAGAGCGTATAATTATGCTACACTATTTTGCTGGTTCAAAATACAACACTCCTTTTTGGGACTACGCAAGAGAACGTGGTGAGCGATGTATGGAAACTGGAAAGTATGATAAGGCTTTCTGTGACATGATAGAACATGCTTATCCTGCTGGGACTTTTGGGCGCGCCCCAGAAGTAATATTAGACAGTGGAAAAGCCTCTATAGATTTTTTACATTTAAGTAATTTGTGGTGGTCGCCATCATTTGCACAAAATCTGGATGGTCTTGGTATTAGAGATAGGCTTAAAGATGTTTTGGGTATTAATTCTGCATTAGAAAAAGTAGCGTAACATGGAATCTATTTGGAACATTGGATTAACCGCAGGGTTTGGTTTTTTAATATGGTGGATTAAAACTCACCATGAAGAACTAAAGCGCGTTACCATTTTGCTGAACAGAACTAGAGAAGAGTTGGCTAAAGAGTACGTCACTAAGACTGACTCATCTCAAGTATTAGGTCAAATTATGAGTAAGTTTGATAGGATTGAAGAAAAGCTAGATCGATTGGTAGAAAGAAAATGATACGTTTATTTGTAATAGCATTACTTCTATTAAGTAGTAGTTTTGCTTTTGCTAATGATGACGATACAATCAAGTCGGATAGCACAGTGACATCAACTGGCACTATGGAAACTACCATAAACAGTCCACCTCCTTCTGCAATTTCTCCACAAATAAGTACAAGCAATTCTGATTTATGTACTGTTGGTGTTGCTGGTGCTGTGCAGACGCAGATACTTGGTATTTCAGCAGGTCGAACTGTGCGAGACATGAACTGCGAAAAACTAAAAAACGCAAAAGCCCTTTATAATATGGGGATGAAGGTGGCCGCGATTTCGGCCCTTTGCCAGGATTCTCGCGTTTTTGACGCAATGCTCAATGCCGGGACGCCCTGCCCATACATGGGGTTGGTGGGAGATAAGGCCAGAGTTGCGTGGGAAATGGAGACAGTTAAGCAGACTATTGAGCGAGAACAAAACAATCCAATGAAAAAGATTTTTAATGAAAACATTGAAACAAAAACAGGTCTTAGTGTTATTATTAGCACTTTGGCCTTCTTACTCTTCTTGTGATCCGTATAGCTACGGAACAACTGGAAATGCCGCATCCACAGCACTAAGTTGGGGTATGAGTTCTGTTTTGCCTGACATACCTGGCTTAGATGTAAATGGATTATTATACAAATACACCACAGTAAAAAACCCAGAAGACGATATGAAAGTCCACATCCGTAACTTAAATGCGGAAGGTGAAGGATATACGTTTTCCGCAACAGATGATTGGTCTGGAGTGCCAGGCAATACAATCGTCAAGTCTTTTCCTTTAGCTAACGTAGCCTCTTCTAAGTGGGGGGATGGATCAATTACTGTTGAAGGCGAGGGAAGTGTAACAGATCCTTTGGTGGTATATAGCTACAGAATTGATGAATGCTTTGATCCACAACTAAATCCATCATGCCCAGATTATGTTAAGCCAATACCAGTAATACCTGTAGTTGAAGTGTATGATGTACTAGAAGATGACGAGGCTATGGGTGCTATAGACGCCGATAACGACTTTGAGTATGATGAAGATGGTAATCTAATTCTTTCTGAAGAGGAAGAAGAAGAGCAAACTAGAATTGAATTAGGGCTAACAGCATCTGCCAATGCGTTGACCTTATTTAAAACGCAAGGACAAGATCAAATTATCATGGCTATCAATCAGCAAACTAACATCAATATGTATTACAATGCATCTATAAATGGTGGTGCTTATAATGATGCCCCTACTCTTGCTGATTCACAGATATCAGATAACAAGAAAGGCTTGCGTAATAATTTGGCACAACAAATTCTGCACGAAGAGATGATCGACATGCAGTATAACCAATGAGGTCTAAAATGAAATATTCTATAGCAATACTTTCACTATGTGCATTTCCAGCACTAGCGAATGTTGAAATTACAGGAAGCGTAGAAGCTAAATGTGTTATCCAAACAACTAAGTCAGGTGCATATGGAAACCCGATTGCAAGTAAACTAAGCACAACCCCTGCGGATGGTGGCATACTACCTATTGTTAGGTATGACGTTTCAATAGCAGATGCTTATATAGCTAGTATAACACACCCAACAGCTTTTAGCTCGTCGCCTTCTTTGTCCGACACGCTTGCATGGACAGGTAGTACAAGTGTTACACAAACGTCTGTTTCTGGTATGTCAGCATACGAAGCGGCTAAAACAGTTGTAGGAAGCACTACAAACTTTAATTTAACATTGGCAGGCTCCACATGGTTCAGCACTGCATCTAGTGCAACTTATGGTTCAG